TATTCATTACCAGTTTCTTTTATTATGTCTTTTAAAAAATCACTCATATTATATTCTCCTTAATTGTATGTATTATATCAGTATTTGTAGTTATTGTCAAGCGTCTTCAATCCTATATTTCTCATCTTTAGGTACCCAGCCTACAACTGGCGTTTCTAAATCGTCATGTCTTATATCGTTCCATATCTTGTCGTACATAGAGTCTGTATTAACGTAACCAAATTGAGCATAGACGGTATCATTTACTTTTGATAATCGTTCTTTTAATAGTTCTCTATTATACTCTAATAATCTTTGATAGTCCCAATATTCTTTGAGGTCTATGTATGATTGTTTTGAGATTGCCATACTCATATTTATTTAAAATAGTGTTGCTCTTCTACTATGTCTAAAATAATCTAATTTTTCTTTTGAAAAACACCACACATTCTCAATGTAAATACGATTCATAAATTCTGCTTTTTCTTCTTCACTTTCAAATAGTTTATCTGATTTAGGTCTTTGCATAATCCTCATACCTATCTGACCTACAAAGTTATCTTTTAAACTGTCAACAAGTTCATCACTACTATAATATCTTTTGTTTTTTATATTAGGATCCATGATGTTTACAAACATATGCTTTGATCTTTCAAAACTCTTTTGAGCAACAGGCAGATAAAAGTCATCACGCCATTTAGAGTATTCATCAAACTTATGCCATGATTGGTTTTCTTCTTTTTCACCACCCTCGTTATATCTTTCTGTAGAGAAGTATGGTGGACTTGTAAATGCACAATCTATATTATCAATTTTATCCCATGGCAAATCTTCAGCGCCACAGTTATAGATAGTTACCTTTTTAGGTTTAGATAAGAAACTATTATATGTTTCTACTTGTTTTAAATATTGTTTATATGTATTAGGGTTAGGATCACAACCGATATATTCTTCAGCGTCACTAGAAAAGAAACCTGCAAGTCTATCGCCCCAACCACATGATGTATCTAATACTCTTTTAGCATTTGTCATCTGATAGATTGTCTTTGCTACATTAGGTTTAAATTGTGTTGCGATATACGTACCTAATCTAAACGCTGACATGTAACTCTTATCATTGAGAACACCACCTCTTAATTCTGTTTTACCATCTACTTCTACAGGTTTCATACCATTGATACCACGCCATATAGGACCTAGACAACGCCATATATCTTTTGCTGTACCATTCTCCCATACATCTTTAGGTGCTTTGAAACCAAAACTACTACAATTCAATCTTAAATGTTGATGAAAGTAATTACTTAAATCATTAAATATAGATGGTGCGTCTATGATACCTAGACCATGGTCTTTAAAATTATATTTGTAATCGTCATATTTTTCTTTTACATTCTTCTCTACTTGTTCTATAGGTTTTACATATTCCCATACATCTTGTTTCTGTAAAGATTTAAATGCTTGACGCATTACCTCATATGAAATCTCCTTTAGAGGAAACGTTGGTCTGTTTGTTGCAATATATTCTGCAAGGTCCTCTCTAAATTTTTCTTTACCTATATCGTTAGTAACGGTTTCAAACTGTTGTTGATCCATTACAGGTAATTTGTTTTCATCTGCAAATTTATTTAGGTAGTTCATCATTCCACTTTCTTAATAACCATATTACAAAACCAAACGCTAGTATAACATAAAATATTGCTAATGTCAATTCTACCACTTGTTTACCTCATTTCCGTATTGATCCCAACCATCTCTTTGTTGTCTAGCAAACATCTCTATATAGGGTCCTTCTAATAAGTTCTCTATATGATTGTACATTATATCTGGTTTACGACTATGTTCTCTACGTTTTTCTACAACTAATTGTGGCACACTCTTTGATAGTCTTTTAGGTTTACCTTTTGTTGCAAGTAAACACATCTCTGGATTACCTCTAGTCCAGTAACCTAAACCTGTAAAGAAACCTTCAGATTTTTTATTTGTCTTTGCCCATGTAAAGGCTACAGTTTTGTACTTGAAACCCCAAGCATTAATTACTTCAAATGCTTTATCTAATAAAGGATCAATAACCCACATTAATAATACTGAATCATCATTTGCTATTTTGTTTACAGGCAAATCTTTTATGTCTTGTAAAGTCATAACGCTATAATGTTTTTCAGGACTTCTATCTTTACCTTTGTTAGAAAAGGTCTTAAATGTCCATGGTGGATCAGCGTATATTACATTATATTTTTTAGTAGTATCCATATAGTCAATATTATAATAAAAAACATTTTAGTATCTATTTGAGTCATTGCAATTCTTTGACCCCATGTAAAGAATACAAAAACTGTAAAGTATAGAAGTAACATTCCCTCTATCATCCGAAGAAAGCCTCTAGTGTTGCCTCACGTTCTAACTTCCACCCTATCGAGTCAAGTATAAATCGTAAAGGATCAGTAAATGTTTTTTCAAATTGTGTATCGTAATCTACATACTTGTGTAAATCAAATTCATATGGTATCTTTGTAGCAAAAGATATTACGGTATCTTTAACTACATTTGGTTGTTTCAACATCAAAAATTTAATCTTATCGCCATCTTTTATTATAGGATATTTAGCAGATAGTTTGTGTCTGTATATATTATGATTGTATATTAAGGCGCCTTTTACATGAATAGGTGTACCTTTGTTATAGATGTTTGATGAGTTAGTATATTTGCTAAGGTTGTTACATGATCTAGGAAAGGCAACCTCTTCTGGTGATAGTGATTTAAATACTTCTTTAAATTCTGTTACAAACTTAATCAATGCGTCTTCGCTATCATTCATAATTACACGAATAGCGTCTTTAATTTTACCACGGCATACTTCAGGTGTAGATGATTTAACTGCTTCAACACCCATAATTTTTAGTTTAGGTACATCAAATCTAATACCTTCTTCGTCAAATACATTCATCATATATCTTTTTTTGGCAACCCATATACCTTTGTTAGCAATTGCTTCTCGTTTCATAATCATTTTCTGTTGATAAGCATTTACATATACTGCAAGATTTTTAAAACTATCATCAATAACTTTTTGTATTTTTTCTTCGGCTGCTTTGTCTAAAAAATCTGTAATCTGTTGTGGTGTTTTATCTTTACAAACCTTTTTAACAAGTGTATCTAATCTCAAATAGATAGAATCTGTATCAGACGCAACAATATAATTTACATTGGTTGTATTTAAAATCTTATTCATAAATCTATTTACATCACGTTCTACCCAACGAATAGATAACTGACCACCTAATGTGATTGCTTCTGCCTGTTTTACATCAAAGTATCTAAAGTATTGATTACCGATTGCACCGTAAGCAGAGTTAAGAGAAATCTTTTTTGCCATCTGTATATTATGACATCTACTAATTTCATTTTTATAGATAGGGTCTTTTGTCTTTTGATATTCTTTTTTTGCCTCTATAGACTTCTTCTTAAATACAACACGTTCGGTATACATCTTCTCCATAAGTTCAGGTAAGAAACCTTGTTTATCACGTCTAAACATAGCACCGTTTGGTGCAATAGTAACGTCACGTTCTTTTGCCCATTTAAGATTTAATTTTTCTTCTAAAAAGTTTTCTACGCCTACTGCTTTAGGTTCAACACCTACAAACATCTCTGGCGATATATTATACTGCATAATTAAATGCGGATACAAACTATTTAAATCAAACGAAACAATCCAGTTATGTAAACCTAGTTGTGGATCTTTTACATATGCACCTTCGTATTGTGTATCCTTTTCATGGTCTTCTCTAGGTGGTATAACAATATTTTTATCTCTTAAATGATTATAGATTATTGTATCCCAACATCTTACTTGTGAATAAACATCTGTATAATTAACTTTGTAATCGTATGCCATAGTCAAGCACAACTCAATCAATTTCATTTTGTCTTCTAACCTATCAACAAGTTCAACGTCTTGTATATTGTATTCTACAAACCTTTGATAGTCTTTTGTATAGAAGTCTTTAAATGTTTCATATGGATTATCTAATTTAGATTCGCCTAGTTCTACTTTGGCAATATAGTTTAGTTTATAAGACTCTTGCCTTACATATGTAAACTTTCTATACAGATCAAAATAATCTAATACAGATACGCCTAGTATATTCCAGAATTGTTGGTTCTTTTGACCAAACTGTATTCTATCTGCATTGACATAATTCCATGGTGACATTTTATTAATCGTATCATTATCAAACATATATCTCATACGATTCATAAGATAAGGTAAATCAAAAAACTTTACATTCCAACCTGTTAGAATATCAGGATGATTCTTACACCAGAATTTTAGAAACTCTAATAACATATGTTTTTCGTTTTGACATTTTACATATGTTACGTTTGCTTTTTTAGAAATGAAGTCGCCTGTACCCCATGTTAATATCTGTTTGTTGCTGTGATTTTTTATAGTAATACAAATAACTGTTTCTTTTGCAGTATCAGGATCGGGAAAGCCGTTCTCACACTCGGTTTCAATATCAAGTGTGAATATCTTTATGTAATCTTTATTCCATCTCATCTCGCCTTTGTATTCGTCAGCGATGTATTGATAGTTGTATCTATTCATACCAAAGATTTTATACTCTGGTATAGGTGCATACTCACTATAGAAATGTTTTGCTTTTGATATAGAATCAAATCGTTTTGCTTTTAGATTAGTACCATCTAAAGTTTTGTATTTTGATTCTTCTTTTGTAGGTAGATATAGTGTAGGACTGTAATTAATACGACTTAAATAAGATTGACCATTATTGACACCTCTAATAAGAAGTTTACCTTTATGCTCAATTACATTTGTATAAAAACTACTCGCCAAATTCATATCCTATTATAACATTAAAAGACAAAAATGTCAATTACGTAATGATTTTTGCTTTAGGTGTAACTATCTGACCTGTATTTTGTTGATATGCACCAATCATATTGTCGTCTGGTGTAGTGTCAGTAATTATATTTGCTTCTTTAATGTGTATAACTTCGTCTTTTGTGTATGGTATGTAAGGATGAAATCCTATTTGCATAGGTTTGCCTGGTTGTCCTTGCATTGGTATCAATACAAAAGGTTTCTTTAATGCCACATGATCTGCTTTATCGCTTTCTTGTGGCGTACCTATTACGTCCTCTCCAGATGAGAGTCTGTACAATCTAATCATAATATACTCCTATTCAGTTTTATTTTCTTCAGTTGATTGTTTTTTTCCGATATTATATTTTGCTTGCAAATTCCATTCGTTCTTCTCTTTGAAAGCAATAATTTTGATTTGTGATAAAGGTGCTTTGTTTTCAGCAGCCTCTGGTTTGACTATAGATAATAAGTTCCAGTCTTGTAATAAAACTGATATTGTGTTACGTCTTTGAACATCATTCTCTACTAACGTAGCCTTCTTACCATCTAAAGCAAAAAGTTCTTTGAAATGTACTATGTAATATTTACCTTGTTTGTGTAGTATGTGGCAACTTTGAAATAAAGTTTTATCTTTACGACTTGCAACACCTATTCGGGACAAAGTTTCCCTAATCTTTAGAAAGTCATCTGGCTGTTTGAGTGTAACCTCTAACATCTGCTCAGGTGACCAATTAAAATTCTCGTCACTCATTTTTTTCTCCCACCCTTATCAAGTTTTTCCTTAATAAGATTCAATTGTTTCTTATCTAGTATGTCAAGGGCTATCTTTGCTTTTGCATTGCTATAACCATAATATTCTTTTACATACTCTAAATTTTTTGATTTAGCAGTTGTAGTCCACTTGCCACCAAATCTTTTTCTCTTACGAATACTATTTAGTAGAAAGTGAAATTGTAAACGCTTGCTGAGGCTATGATGTATATTCATCTCATTTGCCATCATTATAGCGTCAACGTGCTGTGATAAACAACGATTAATGACGTATGGTGGGTACTTCTTTTCCCAAGTCAGATCATCTCCGTCTAGCAAATTAACTTTTGTCCAGTTAAGTGCATTGAGATAATCAGATAATTTGTATTCTATCATAATATAATTTCTGGTGCCGCTTCACGGATTTGAACCGCGGACCTACTGATTACAAATCAGTTGCTCTACCAGCTGAGCTAAAGCGGCCCTATTGTTAGTGTTTTCTGTCATGTTTCTTGTGACCTTTATGAGAACCCATATAGTAATCGCCTGGTTCGTAATCCCAAACTTTACCGTGATGACCTCTTATATCTGCCCAAAGCATTCTACATTTCACTATCAATCTTCTTAATAATGTTCTTCTTGCCATTTCTTCCTCTATTTAAATTTACATTCAGCCATGATCTGTGTCAAGCATGCAACCATATTTATCTCGTGGTCAGCCACAAACGCAGATTTATATTGATAATCAGCAATTGTTAGTACGGCTGCAGGGATAGATTGAGGTTGTAGATGTTTGTATAGAATATCATAGATACCAGTAAACAAAGAAGATGGATCTTTATCAAGGTTTTGAACAACCCATTTTCTCATATCACCAAACCTTTTGTCTTTTAAAAATGAAATCAATTGTTTATTGTTGATTTCTGACATAGATACAAGTATACCACTATCTATCTTACCTCTTACAGAATAACGTTGTAATTCGTTTATAGTTCTTCTAAAGTCTGGATAGTGTCTTTGTATTAGTTCAGCAAGTACTTTGTTATCAAACTCTATATTCTCTGCCTTCAATACATCACCTAGTCTTTTAAGAAATGCCGTAGCAGTTTTTACTTTCTGACCATTAGTAATACGAAAATCAATAACTGTACAACGACTATGTAATGCAGGTATGATTTTGTTTTTGAAGTTACAAGTAAATATAAATCTACAATTCTTGTAAAACGTTTCAATGAAATTACGCAACGCAGGTTGAACACTATCAGCATTCATGTAATCTGCCTCGTCTATAATAACAACTTTATGATTAGAACCACCTTCTAGTGATACACTAGAGGCAAAGTTTTTGATTGTGGTACGTAAAGTATCAATGTGTCTACCTTCATCTGAA